CCAGTCTTACCTGCAGATGCAGATGATTGCATCTGTATAAACTCTGGTTTACCAGCTTGATTTACAGTCTTTGGAATATCATCTACTCCTGCTGCTTTAAACGTTGCCACTCCAGTTCTTGCCGTACGTCCTGTGTGTGGAGATGCTGTACTAAAATCTACTGTTCCATTACCTGAACCAGATGTTGGGTCAATAGTCAGCCAATTTGGTTTTGCCATGATTTATAATTTTAAATTAATTATTCAACTTTCCAATCTACATTGGATCGAACTTCGACACTTACAATAGGATCGTCCATTGTGATCCAAACCGGACCTGTTGGAACAACATGTAAATAAGGTTCTTCTTTACTGTTGTCGACAGCAGGAGGAGTTCGAGATGGACCTACATAAACGTCTCCGATTTGTCCATAAACACTAGGGATTAAGGGATTCTTTGTTTCCATCTTCTCAATATTTTGCGATAAAAATAGACAAAAAAAACCAAAATCAATGAGATTGAAACAATTAAATTTCACCAACTTCAAATAATAAAGGAAGATCGTCAAGTTTTGCAATGACACAAGGCTCTTTGTCGTTATCATTATCATTGCAATTTGCAAAGATAACACGACAACCTTCTTTAAAGATCCTAAAGGTCAAGACATGATGTTTTGTTTCAATCGCTTGAAAACGATTATCAACTCCACATTCTTGTGTCAAACGTTGATAAGAAGTCTCATTGAGGTTCAAACCAACATAAAAGATTATGATCTCTTCTCTTTTTGAAGATTCCAAGAAGTTGACAATTTTAGTCGCTTCCATTGAAGTGAAATTCTTTGTATTCACTTCGTCATTTAATGTGATACATGCACATTTACTTAGTAAGATCTTATAGATCTCTTCTCTTTTTTTCTTAATTTCTTCGTTTGTCATTATTATAAATAATAGTTAAAGACATAGGAGAACTGAAGACAACATTTCTTTCGTTATTGATTTGATCGTCTCGTTCTATAATAAAAAATCGATTATATTTTTCGTCGATCTCATAGTAATATGATTGATCGTAACTAAATGCAGAATGACCTTCAATTTGAACTATAATTTCAGTCCTTTTAATAATTATTCTTATCATCTTTCAATCAACTTTCTTGATACTATCTAGTTCCCAACTATCACCCTTTTTTACCCAAAGACATTCTACAGAAAAATCTTTTTTGTTGTTTGCAGGATCTATAGCTGCTATAAATTGACGATTCTTCATTGTCTCCGCCAAAGTGTCTTTACTAAAAAGTAAATATTCTTCTCTGCTGATTTCAACAAAGTGTGTACTTAAATTACAAAAAAGAGGAATAGAACTACATTTTTCATTAAATACACATTCACGACAACCATGAACTTTTGATTGTACTTCTTTATAGAAACAACCATTTACTTCAAAAACTTCCCCAATCATGACTTTATAAGATAAATAGGTTCGACACAATCAGTACAAGTACTGATCCAAAATTTAGGATTTATCTTCCTCCCTTTTTTCACAATGATCATATCATCATTATGAATACATTCGTTAATCAAGTCTAATACATCTTGACCTAAGGTTTTCATTACTTCGGTTTTATTGACTAAACCAAATTTACAATATCCTAGTTTATAAATCTCACAATCATTAGAACATCCTATAGGATGTGGTGAGTCTAATTTCTTTAATTCGTATTCCATATTATTTTATTTAAACCATTTACTTCTGTTAGTCTTAGCAAAAAGCCTTTTTTCGATCATCTTCATAGCTAATTCATCATTCTTCGAAATTGGGCGTTTCCACTTGTTTTTATACTTCCACCAATCAATAAGTTCACCTATTATCTTTTCATAAGACAAGCCTTCTTTCGGTTTTAAACCTTCTTTTTGACACCTTCCAACCAACATAAGATAGAAAGCATCTTCTTGATCTTGCTCCTCTAGTAAATATTTCTTCAACATTTTCAAAATTGGAAGATATTCAAGATAATTAGGACGATCAATCCTACTATTGAGATAAAATTCAATATCATCAAGATTGAGTTGATCATAATTGATAATCGTCGGTTCATTTCTATCGAATTTAAAAAATAAACTATTCTTTCTTTCGTGACAGCCATTCCAATCAAATCTAGGCTCGTCTGGAATATATCTGATTCCTAATTGCTCTCTCTCAACTTCTATTCGTTTACCCTCTTTCCAATATGAATTATTGATAAATGTTTTGTTGACAACATATACACCTCCACTCGGATAAGATGGAAGACTGTATTCAGAATAAGACTTCAAGAATCTATCTTCATATAACTTTTCTTTAAGAGGTCTCCAACCTTCGACACTTGGGCAATAAAAAATCCTACTTCCCTCTACAATAGAAGAGTTAATCTCTTTCTTCCATTCACTGAACGACAGTCTATCAGAGGGTAGACATAGATCGTCATCATATATAAGCCTAAGAGTATCTTGAGATTGTTCGACATTATTCATGAGGTTGATCTTTTCTACCATTGGTGAAAAGATTTCAGTTCTATCTAAGAGACCTTGGATAAAGAAAACGATCCTTTGATAATAATAGGTGAGATCTTGTATTTTCTCTTTATCGAAGATATTTACCTCATCATTTTCGATCTTCATTTTATCCAAAATCTCCTGAAATTCTTTCTTTCTAGGAAAGAGTCTTTCTGGTACTGTCATCTTATCAGTATAGACCCTATATAAATTCTCTCCGTTCCTTATCAAGAAATATGGCATCTTATTCTGCTTATCTATTTCTTCCCTACGTCTATCGTAAGCATCATAATAGACCTTATTTTTCCGTCTTGGTTTAAATACTACGATTGCTTTCTTCTCTGGTATTAGGATTTCATAATGTTTATCTTTTAGAAGCCATTCATCGAATTGATCGATTTGGGTCCAATCAAGACCTTGATCATCAAGAATACCAACTTCTATAAACAATACTTTTTGTCTCAAAGTTAAAGGTTCATTTTCATCTGCTGTTTGACCAGCTTGTAATTGAAAGAGTTCTTCTTCAATCCCTAGATAAAGTTCTATCACACGTATGACTCTCATGATCTTTTCTACTTGTCTCATCATGATACTTAATTGATTGTCAAGTTTCCGTCTCATGATGTCAAACTTCTCTTTCATTTCACACAATTGAAAATTAAGCATCTTTTGTAATTGTGTGGTCTTTGATTGTAAGATTTCGATAGAGTCTTTCATAGCCAAGAGATTTTCTTTTGAGTTCATAGCTACAAGTTCAGTACTAGCTTCAAAAGAACTTGAAACTTCATAATCTTGGATACCGTTTACTTGAGCATCTAAACCTTTTTGATAAAGATCATCTAAATTTTTAATAGGGTTGTTTAATGAATAATAGTTATTTAGCTCTTTCAAACTGGAATGATAAAGATCGGTCCATTTGTTCTCTATAAATGAAACAAGTCTTTTATATGAAACTAAAAGATATTTTGTAGAAGGATCATCTTTTCGATATTGTTTTTCCTCGATTTCTTGGATTCGAATGATCTCTTCACCTCTCTTGTCAAAGAAAAGATCTCCAACTTTGATTCCTTCTTTGACTTCTTGAAGCCTATCTTGTTTCAATTGTAGTTCCATATTATTGTTTCTTTTAATTATGACTTAAAGGTCCGACTAATATTTTATCCTAACAACAGGTTTATAGAAGTTTCTTCTATTAGGATAAGCAAGTTTCTCTAACTCAGTAGTATTTATCTTTGTAGATATGTGTTTTTCAACCTTATAATAACCTCTTGATTCTCTAGAAATGAAACCAGCACATATCAACCATCTTACTAATTTCCTGATTGTTGACTCTCTTAATGAAGGGATCATATAATACAGATCAGGTACTTCGAAATGAATACCGATCCTTTCATTCATCCATTTCCTAAGGATATCAAATCCACTTGTTTCATTTTTACAAACTCTTCCCATAATTTCTTTTTCATTTCAATATAAATTAGTAGTAAAATTAACTAGAGAGACTTCGTCAACAGCATCTGCAAAGACTCTTTCTCTAAATTCTCTATTCAAAAGATTTTCACTTGAAGGATCAAGATCACTTCCTTCCCAAGAATATTCATATTCAAATGTCGTTGGTTGTGTAGCAACTAAAACAAAAGCGACTCCTCCTACAATAAAACAACCAACACTTTTTCTTAGAAAAGGTATTTTCTCAAACTCACAAACACTTTCTAGTCGATCAATTGCACTGAAAATCCATTTATGTGGCACATTGTATGTAATGATTATTGGTTTTTTAATTTTATCATATGTATATAACCTAGTTTCAACGATTCCCAATAACTCATAACACCATAAAGTAGTTTTGCCACTCCCTCTTCCACCTCCATTAAAATAGACATTGTGAAGTCTATCCAAATTTAATTCAAACTTTTTCATATGTTTACGAATTTAAAATCAAACCTTCTATCAATGTCTTTGAAACCACACGCACTACACTATCTAACCTGAAACACCAATCATCCATAATTTTTTTAGCTCTTTCACCAGCGTGACCATTATCATATGCCTCTACTAATATACTTCTCTTATAGGATTTTATCTTACCATTTGATGTTTCGTCGAAATAATTGCAATCACACTTGAAGAAAAATTTCTCTTTCCTTGCTTCTTCATTCAACAAATACAAACCATCAATCTTTAAAAGATCTATAGGGAGTATATCTATATTGTTAGTTGTAAGATTTATGCCCCATTTTGTAGCAAGAGCTTCAGCTTCTGTATAATTGACAGCTTCGATCAATACATGTCTATGATAATTCTTCATTTTACCAGGACGAGGATCCTCTTCATCCTCGTCCCAATAATTTATTGTACAATCAAAATACATTATACTAACTCCTCTTCTATTTCATTAATACATTCGTAAGTTTCAATTCCCATCTCTTTACATGCAAAAGCAGTGAAATCAACATACATACAAAATTCATCAACCTCGACTATATACCAACCATCGTTATACATTACGTAACCATCTTCATAAATAGTTTGGATTAACGTACGACCATCTTTCAAAACAGAACTAGCTAATTCATAAGGGTTTCTGATCGTACCATTGTCACAATCAGATATATCATTCATCGCCTTCAATGCTCTGTTTGCCAACTTTCTTCTTGTGTCAAATTTTTCTGTATAAATGTGAGTCGATTTCATTTTATATCTCTTTTTGATTATGACCTAAAGGTCCGACTAAATATTAGTCGGACCAACAGTTAATGACAACATTTTTTCAAAAAAGATATATTTTTCTTCGCAAGCTCGATTTGTTTGTCTGTCATACCAAGTTCAAAGTAATCTTTTGGAGTAGGATATCTTACGAATGGATCGTTTTCAAGGTCTAAATCATTCATTGCAGCTAAAATAGGATAACAACTATCAGTTGATCTCATATTCGGGAATCCCTTGTACATGAGAAACTCTCGACAATCCCCCATACCCAAGCAATGATAATTCTTTTTATAGATCAGAGGATACTTTTGCAACTCGTATACCATTGTAATACGTGCGATATCAATATCACTATCCTTTTTCTTTATGCCATATACATAAGGTATCGCCTTCTTTGACAAACCAATCGTCGTGACTTCTTTAAACGTAGACATGGCAAACAACAATGATTTGTACTCTGAAACTGTCTGAGCTTGAGGACAAGCAAAGATACCTACACCTTCCATATTAGTTTTTTTCATCTTATTGATGAACCAAACTAGGTTTGAAACTGTTATACTTGAGTTATATAACTCATCTGTTGGAATTACTTCATTAGGAAGGATCTCTTGTGTCAACTCAAATAACTCCTCTTTTTGAATGATTTCACCTTCATCGCCAGCACCATTGTCGAATATCAAGAATCTACCTTGTTCTTTTGCTTTTTTCGTATACTCACGATACTTTGGATATTTTTTGTACAATTGTGCTAAAACATAGAAATTATTATCTCCTAATTCGCTCAACTCTAAGTAATTAAGAGGCGGTGTTACAAATACTTCCATATCAAACTATTTTTAAATTTTCATAATTAGAAATCAAAAATAAAATAAGTTCATCTAAACCAAGTTTTCTTTCCTGAAGTTCAACTTGTGTAAACGACAACAACTTATCTTTATCAGCATTTCGTTTGTCAAAACGTTCTCTTCTCTCTGTTGTCGTTGGATTTAGAAAGATCCTATCAATATTGATCATATATGGACCAAAAAATTTTTCAAAAGCTAAAAACAAACTTTTCTGTCTGATCCCCACGATATATACCGTATCTATCTCTGGATTAGATTCCAATTTTTTAATGATAAAATTAAATATCGCTTGATCTAATGATTCTTGAAAGATCCTCTCTTCTTGTTTTTTCAAGATCCTCACCACTTCACCAATCTCAAATATGAAGGCTTTTTGGTTGAGTTTTTGAGAAGTCAGATCTTTGATCAAATTGTCAACGTAAGTTGTCTTGCCAGAACAAACCCTACCGAATACATAAGTCACATTCTTGATATTAGAAGGAAATTTTAACTTTCCTTCTTTTTTGTATTCAATATCGTCGTCACAATAACATTCTCCATCTTCAAGAGAGACTAAAGCATAATTTTCATCATCTTCACTGACTTTCACACTATCAGCATGAAAAACAATCATCAAATCTTTAGCGATCATTTCGCAAGACATCTTGCGAAAATCCAATGCATTGAGTTCTTCTTGATAATATTTCGAGTGTAAATATTTAATCACTTCTCTTTTCAATAGAATGAATTCCTTATCTCTATTGTCATGTTTCACAGAGACTCTTACTTCGATATGAAACATATGTCTATGAGGGTACTCCAAGAACTTCACCGACAGACCATGTTTCTCGCTTGCATCTAAATAATAATGTACCCCTTCTACACTCAACTTAACCCCTATAATCGTTTTCATGTTTTTAATTTTTAAATATAAAATCCTGGATATGACTCTTCTCTTCTTCAATAGAGATCTTAGGAAATTCTTCTTTCTTTAGAAGAAGTTTACGCATTCTTATACTGCGTATTGACCGAAATCTTTAGGATTTACATCGTTAATATCAGTAACCGAATGTTCTCCTAGCTCTTGAAGAGCTTCTTCAATCGTTTCCAACGCTTCTTGTTCGTTACTATTTACATAGTCTTCGATAAACTCACGTAACGAAAGGCTTTTAATCTTTTTAATTTCCATAATCTTAATAAGTTATTTTAAACCTGTTTTTAGCTCTTTCTTTCGAAATACCATACATCCTACAATAATCTTTCTTTTTCTTTTGAAGGATCGGGAACGAACCTTCTGCAAGAACTTTTCCATCAAGTAATAATTTCCCGATCTTCTCTCCTCGAATGTTTGGATCTTTCTTCTTTATTGGAAGATCCCATTGATTCTTGTGATATACGAATCTCTTTAACTCTTCTTCCATCATTTCGAATTTTTGTGATCATAAATTGTATCTCTCCTATTTTTAAATCTTCTATATTAAACATTTATTTCTTTGATATAAAGATAGCTCTAATTTTGAAAAAATACAAACATTGTATCTATAATTAGAGCTATCACTGATTAATAATGAACCTATTTAAAT